CTTAGATAAATTTGGATAATCGCCGTAAGTCTTTAATCTTCTCTCCTCGGTATCCCAACTAACATATTGATCTCCAATTTTTCGCGAAACAAAGTTGGGAGAAGTTGGGTCTAACGTAAGATTATCATATCTCTCCAAAACAACTACATTACTATCGGTATCGCTAATATCACGAATGACTAACGAAAAGGTACCATATCCAGTTGTCGTTGAAGTAGACTGTCTAATTTTTTCAATTGAAATCTTGCAATTTTTATGCAACCATTCGCCATGGCCACGACCAACTAAACGGAACAATTTCTGCTGACTAAAAGGAACATATGCTGCTGGTGTTCCTAAATCTTGTCCGATAAACCAACCAGTGCGGGCTTCGCGAGTTGATTGTGGTTCCATGTCCCATGGGCCTGTAGTCGCAGCCTTAGAAATCGCCATCATAACGCCTAAAGAGCCGCTAGTAAATCCTCTATCACGAAGTTCTTGTTCAAATGTCTCTCCAAGCCAATAATCTTTAGCAACCGAACTTGGGTAAAAAGTGCCGGGAGTAGATAGTAACTGTGGGTTTGTATTGAAACGCTTACGTATAAATGTGTCGGCCGAATCATCAAAGCCAAATCTAATTTTTTGTTCTTTATTATCAGAACCGCTAATTACCACGGTGAAAAGATTGTCTGAATCAGTTCCAATTACAGTATTATTGGATCCGGTGGTACCTCCCGTGGCGCCCTGATGACTAAGGTTGTCACCACCATATACAGTACCACTTAAATAAATATTTCCTGCATCAATATACCAAATAGCCGCCAAACTTCCAGTACCTAAGACCGCATTGGCGGCACTTCCTGAAGTAAAGAGCCAAAGTCCATAAGCGCCACCATTAGCACTGGGGGCTTGTGCGGGGCCATACGTGGTTTTCCAGCCCGCCGCGGCATCTCCGCCGGTAGAGTCGCCATCTGATGTAGAATGGCCAAGAAGCCTTAAATAAGTCAAAGGAGCAACGTTTGATCTTAAGAATGCTTTAGCAGCATACGTGCCATACATTGGTGATTGATAGTTGCCGTTGCGATAAATATCGCGTCCGCCTGCGCCGGCTACTGTTTCGCCAAACATAGTAACAAAATCAGAGTATGATTCTATTTTTGTAGGCTGCATTGCTATGCCGCGCGTGGCGCGGCCGATTACGACTGGGCCAATGGCGTCGGGCTGTTTGGGAATAAAAGAGTTATCAATTTCATTAATAAACACTCCAGGAGATACAAACTTAAATCTTTTGACTGACATTATGTGTTTTTTCCTTCTATTAAAGTTATCTAATTGTTAGTGCAATCATAAATTAAATAGTATTTTTAATCTCAAAAGGATTCAAAAGGTGCTTCTTTAATCAAGAAAAAAGCCATCGTTCCCTTCAGGAACTACTCCTTCCGATGGAAAGGTTAATTCTACAACATTTTCATCAACTCTTATAATCGGACGGTCATCGTTTCCACCTTCACCAATTAAGTAACCCAATACTCTTATAGTGATTTCCGAATTAAACATTCTCAACTCTTCATTAAGATTTGAAACATTATTATTATGAGTAAATCCTTGATCTATGAATGCTTCATATAAATGACCATTTCTTTTCATTGTGAAAGCATTAATTTGTCCCGTTCTAGCAATAAAAGGCGTCATTAATTCATTCATTTGTTGCTGATACTCGGTTTTAATAATAATCTTATATTCTATATTAACATATACAGGTATGGGAATGGACAAACTTTGAATAACAATTTTTTTATTTATTCTCGGGGTGTACCTTTGAGGTCGGGATGTGCCGCCGGTAAAATTGGCTTTTGACAGTCCAGCGGTGCCGCTGTCTGTGAGAGTAACAGTTGTGTTGCCGGCAGTGCCGCCTGTGGACTGAGTAACAGTAATAACTGCTCCATCCACCGTAGCGGTAAATCTCGTTCCCGCTGGTCCCGATGAAGTGTTAATCACATTCATTAGGTTAGTCGCAGTTACAGCGTTTGAAGTGGTGGCTTCCCATGTACCATTGACCGAACTTTGGTCGCCCTGCGTGAAATTGTAATCGGTCCCATCTGTAGCAACCAAATTTACTTTGTCGCCCGCATTTAATTCGCTGAAATCTGTAATAGTTATTGTTGCTGTGGCGGTGGCCAGACCACCTCCACCTGTATAATTTGCTCTGCGTGTATTACCCACAACAGCAAAATTTCTTGTTTTGTCTTCTACAATTCTTTTGGCAATAACCATTCTTCCAGATCTTCCATCTTTTTTCTTTGAATAATAGTGTGCTTGAAATGTGCCTTTTCGCGCTGGATCTTTAGTAATCCCAGTTCTCTCAATTGAAATAAGAGGAAGTTTTAGAGCGCCGGCATCATCTCTCAAGTCTTTATCATGTTTAATTTGAAATGCTCTTTCTGGCGCTTGCCACAAAACAGGAACAGCCAAATTGCCATCATTGGAATTAATACTTAAATTTAAATCTTCTTTTATCCAGGAAACAATTGAATAATCAATTGTTTCAATTGTAGAAGATAGCATTCCTATTTCACGTAAATTATAATTGCCAGGCGGCAACATTGCGAAGTCAAAATTATCAGGTAGCATCAAATATCCCCTTTCTCGATCTTACACATTTAGCAGAAATTTCAAACTCTCTACCTGCTTGTCCGAATAGAAGTTTTGGTTCCACTAATTTAACTATCTCGTAATAATATTCTCCATACAATACAAAATCACCTTCTCGAACATACATGTCTTGATCTTCTTCCAACCTTCTTTTGTGAAAATGAATATTAATTTCCCAAGATTTATCGACTCCAGCGCCCTCCATATATTGTGTAGAATAATCAGTAAACTCAACTAACGCATAAATACGAATTGGAGGTAAATAGTTTTTCTCTATGGCCTCACCATATAATTCATGAAAATGAGTGGTTTCTAAATCAATAGGGTAATAGAGTATCTGTTGGCCGATGACCTTTTCAATAAGTTCATCATTGACCTGTTTAACAAGATCTCGTTCCTTTTTACCAAGAAAAAGAGGTGGTGGCGGCGATTTTTCCCTTTTCCATTCATTACCCATTCATTTTTTATCCTACAAATATTGGAAGCGGTGAAGATTTCAATACATTTGCAGACGCATCCGTCATTTCTTGATCCGCCTTTACAAGGGCTGGATATTCCATTTCTTTCAAAATCTCCATCAGTTTGTCTCTCAGATCCGTTTGCTCCTCTTTTGCTTGGCTTAACAGTTCGGAATGATTTAGCGTGACGCTCTCGCCAGGAATCGGCAAAGTTGTAAACTTACCTCTAATCTGGCCCAACATCTCTTTACAAAGGGCTAGCGCATACTTACGAATCCATTGTTTGCCAATTGCATTAATATTCTCATAAGGAATATTATCAAACGGCAAAGTGTTCATATTGTTGATTCCATTAACACCAGTTCGATAATCTGCATCTTCATCCCAAGAATTATCATCTACATAGAATCTTACCCATATTCTACTTAAATCTCCAAAGTCCCAATAACTTGGATTTGGATATAATCGTAATTTATTATTAATTATCTCATATGAATAATGAGAGGTTCTGGTGTAAATTGAATCTTCGTACATAATGGCCTGTAGCTTGTTCTGCCAAGTTGGTATAATCTCAAACGTAGAGTCATCGGAGAACTGTCCATAAGTTGAGTAGTTACCCACCACTCCAACGCCTCCATAGTAGCCGTAGAATCGCCACATAGCCCGGGGAGATTGATAAAAGACCTTTGTTACTATGACCCTTTTATCGCTTACCTTTCCAGCAAATGAAACAACGTTGCCGCCATCATCAACCCCTGTTGAAGAAGCGTCAGCAATGATGCTCTGGAGATCATAATCTTGTTTATTATCAGACGGCTTGAAAGAAGCAGAATATTGTATTACAGTGCCACCAAAACCACCAACGGACGCTGCGCCGTCACCAATTCGTCTTGAATGGCCCGTTGTAAAGCGCGGATATTTTAAACTAGCACTAGTGGGGCTACTTCCCTGTAGGACACCTAGGTGGTTAAAAGTACCGGTTTGATCTCCAAGCATATTTGAAAGAGAATTTTTTGATTGATGAAGATTGACGATATAAGAATATTCTAGAACTGCTTCTTCGTAAGCAGAGTAAACATTCGCGGTAGTCAACTCAACGTCTACCACATCTCCACCAAGTTTCTTATAAGTATAATTTACCTGTACCGCCGCACCAGAAATAAAATCCGCAGATCCAGTATATATTCCAAATGGAACTGCTGCTGCTACTTCGCTAGTAGAACCTGTAGAGCTTAATACTATTGCACTTGTTTGCGATCTGGGATTTAAATTAGTCGGCATAGGGCGCCCTCCATGTGTAAATAGTGTTCTGTAAAACAAAACCCCTAGATATACTAGAGCCTATTATATAAGGGCAAATTTGTTTAAGATGCTTTTGCTGCAGCTTTTTTAGTTGCCTTTTTTCTCGGGGAACGACGAGGTTTTCTAGTTGTTTTTGGTTTCTGAGTAACTTTTAGTTTCTCCTCAACTTTTTCTTCTTGTAAAACAACCTCTGGTGCTGGTTCTTTTGCGGTAACAACCTCTAATTCTTCTTTCACCTCTTCCTTCTCAGCGCTATTTATATATTGCATTCGAGGATGATTAGAATGTTTTGCTCGAAACTTTGCCTTGGCAGATTTTAGTCTTCTTTTCTTTCCCATGGGAACTCCTTGCTATACAATAAATAGTATCAATCTTATGAAACCGAAAATCTCAAAAATTTGCCGGGGATATTTTTTGGCAGATCGGCGTTTTTAAGTTTTGGTCTTCAAAAGAAAACCTCACCCTTTGCGGGGTGGGGTTTAAAATATATACTAAATTTAAATATTAGTCGTCAGCGGTTGTTCCAGCAGCACCAACAAGATGCACAGTGTCGACAGCAGTGGCGATATGTCCGCTGAGAT